CTGATGCAATTCGTCGCGCTGCAACACTCTCGTTCTTGGCTTACTACGAGCCATCGGGCGTTGTATTGCACCCGAACGACTGGGAAGACATCGAGTTGACGAAGGACGAGCAGGGTCAATACCTCATCGCAGTTTCGGTTGCAATGGGTGGCGAGCCACGCGTTTGGAGAATGCCAGTTATCGACACTCCAGCAATGACAGAAGGAACCGGCCTCGTCGGTGCTTTCGGTACTGCTGCACAGCTGTACGACCGCGAGCAGGCTTCAATCCGAATTTCGGAACAGCACTCAGACTTCTTCGTGCGCAACGCAATCGTGATTCTTGCAGAACAGAGACTTGCTCTCGCTGTCAAGCGTCCAGAAGCGTTCGTTTCGATTGACTTTGATAGCGCACCAGTCTGATAATCAAAGCCAAAAAGTAAGTCAAGAAACCCCCGGCCTAAAAACCGGGGGTTTCTTTTTTTATACAGGATGATTTTATGAAAGAAAATGAAGCATTTAGGTATATCGGAACTTTCCCTGACTTTCAAAACCTATTGAGTAAGGTTTTATCCTTCAATGACCTAGATTGGAGTGAATACGAGGGCAGAAAAAACACAATGGGGCAAGCCAGCTACCACACCGAGACAATCCCGTTGAAGTATTCTCCGAAGTCAAATGAATCAAGTCCAGAAAAACACAAACATTACGAACAATTCAGTTCGGATATAATGAAAATCTGCGAAATCGCCAGAGAACACATCGGTCAAGTGTCGGAAAAGTCCTCGATGTTGACAAGGATGAACCCTGGAGGGGTCATCAAACCACACAAAGACCAGGGGGTCGTGCACCGAAACACCCACAGAATACACATACCCATCATCACAAATAGTCTCTGTTTTTTCACAGTTGGTGGTATTTCTAAGAATTTAAAACCAGGGGAGATTTGGTTGATAGACAACACCAACAGGGTTCACAAAGTTAACAACAATGGCTCCACCCATAGGATTCATATGATTGTTGACGTTAGCTAGTGTTATCATTTGTTGTCCTCTAAATCGATAAAAACATGGGAGAATTACGTAATGAACGAACTAGATGACGACCAACTTCTCGAAGAACTGCTTAGCCTCAAGATTGAGGTATCTACTGATGTGGCCTCAGAAGAATTAATGCCCACATACGATGAATACTATTCTTCAAAAGTTTTTGATAGCTACACAGAGAATTATGATTTATCAGATGATTTCGATACAAAGGCATCTGATGGCCCGTGTTGGCCTGGATACGAACAGGTTGGAATGAAGATTGGCAGAAGTGGCAAAAAAGTCCCAAACTGCGTTCCTGTAAATGAAAAATCTGCAAAGCAAAAACTAAAAGACCCAAAGGGCGGTTTGACTGCAGCAGGTAGGGCGTACTTCAACAGAACCGAAGGCTCAAACCTAAAGCCTGGAGTCAAGGGTGCTGCCGACACACCAGAGAAGATGCGTCGTAAAGGTTCGTTCTTGACTAGGTTTTTTACTAACCCATCAGGGCCGATGGTAGACGACAAGGGAAGAGCAACGCGTCTGGCGTTGTCAGCTACCGCATGGGGCGAAAGGGTCCCAAAGAATATGGAAGATGCAGCCAAGCTTGCTGCCAAGGGTAGGAGACTGCTCGATAGATACGAAAATTCTAAAAAGAAATCCAAGAAAAAATAGAATATGCAACGCTTCTGGTATGGTGCAACAGTATTAAACGTAATCGATGGTGACACTGTCGACCTAATGATTGACCTCGGTTTTAGTATCCATCACAAAATTAGGGTTCGTCTATATGGTGTGAATACGCCAGAGTCAAGAACAAAAGACCTGGCCGAAAAAGAGATGGGCCTTAAGGCGAAATCTTTTACCAAGGACTGGCTGACAAACCACAAGTGGGTATTTGTCAACACAATCCCGGACAAAAACGACAAATACGGCCGTGTTCTTGCAAGAATATACTCATCTGACGATGTGGACAACCCGGCAACAGCATGTCTAAACAAAGACATAATCCAATCAGGTTACGCTAGAGAGTATTTCGGTGTTGGCGACAAGACCTGGACGGAATTTAAAAATTGAGAGTTTGGATTGACCAAGACTTATGCACTGGAGATGGACTATGCGCAGAAATAGCCCCAGATGTTTTTCATATGATGCCAGACGGTCTTGCGTATGTGCGCGAAGGGGACAAAATTTATGCGGCCGCTGCGGGGAACCCAGAAGGAGCTGCTGGCCTAGCTTCCTTCACAGACGACAGGCTTGAAGACGTAATAGAATCTGCCGAAGAATGCCCTGGTGAGTGCATATTTATTGAGCCATAACAGTGAAAATCTCACTAGAAGCTAAAGCCTGGCTTAACTGCGACCCAAAGCATCTCTGGATATTTGACAAGCTAATTGTTTCCAAGCTTTCCGGGCACATCTGTGGGCCACGGGGAATCCCGGTTCCAAAGCCTGGGGAATACTTTGTAAAGCCAGTAATGAACATAGAAGGCATGGGTGAAAAGGCCAGAAAAATATACATAGATGACGAGACAACCGAACTTCTTCATCCAGGAGAATTTTGGTGTGAGTTTTTTGATGGCGAACACTTAAGCATTGATTACAAAAAGTACAACCCCATACTCAAGGTCGTTGGCACAAAAGACGAAAATCACCCATACCAGAGATTCACGAGATGGGAAAAAACAGAAAAATGGCACCCTTTGCCGCAGTTCATAGGGTTGATTCCCCTCCAGTACAAAACCATCAACTGCGAATTTATTGACGGAAAACTAATCGAAATCCACCTAAGAGAAAATCCAGACTTTGCATACGGAAATACCTCCGTAATACCGTTGTGGAAAGATGAACCAGACCCGAAACCAGAAGGATATAGATTCATTGACGATGAAGGGACAGAACTAGAGCGCATCGGGATATATGTAAAATAAATCTCCGAGGTTGCAAAAATATGTCAGATGTAGTTATATTTTATTTATGACAATTTCCTACACACTTTCAAGTGTCGAGTTAGACGAGGCCTTAACTGGGGCACGTTTCAGAATATCTGAATCATCAAAACTTGGACTAAACCATTCGACCACATATAAGCGAAGCATGGAAAAGCGGATTGAGGAAGAGACAGTAGGGATTGGTGCCGAAATAGCGTGGGCAAAGCTCAAGGGCGTCGACTGGCATAACCCGATAAACGAATTCCACCTAGTTCCAGACGATGGGATTTTAGAGATTAGGGCAACATCCCACCCTCGTGGTGGCCTAATAGTTAGAGACAACGACCCGCTTGATAGAAAATATGTATTTGCATCCTGCGACAAGCCTGGCGGAACATACGTTTTCCATGGCTGGGCGTACGGAAAGGATGTTGCAGTAGAGAAAAATTATTGGAACCCAAATGGATGGAGACCGGCATGGAGGGTGGGGCGAGATGCCTTAAGAGAAATAACAGAACTAGAGTTGGGGCGCAAGTTTTAGCGGCCTGTTTTTTCTCTTTCAAATTGGCGCCATTCACGAGGGGTTCCCGTTCCGTAGCCGTCATATGAATCTACGGAATTCATAACGAGACGGTGTGCAGATGCCAGCACGATGAATGAAGCAATTAGAATAAGTAAAGTCATGGCATTCATTATGGCGTTTAATCTTGTTATAAGATGAATGTATATAAAGTATCTCGAAAATAGATAGGAGCAATCATGAATACAAATAGACCAAAAATCGGGAAAAATAACTCGTTCATAATCGCTGCTGCTTTTGCGTTATTTTTTGCAATAACATCAATCCCATTAGCAAAAAAAATATGGAATAAAATCAGCTTCATCAATCCGGAGATGTTTGAGTAGGACCGCCCTTGGTTCTGTACCTCTCATAGAGGTTTGTGAGTGCGGAGTCTGGAGTGCTCCCGACTCCAATCATTTCAGATTTTTCTGACATCCAAAATTCAACCGCATCACAATCACCGCCGAATAGGTATTCGGAGATTCCTGTTTCCTCGAAACTTTCAAAGTTGCCAATCGCATACCACTCCCCACCTTCGTATATCCCGCTATACCTCGATTG